ATTACACTTAACATCTCTAATGCTCTTGCTTGTTTAGTTGCTGGATTGACAGCAGATAAAGAACCACCCTCAACTCGCATATCAAACTCACCAGTAATCACATTAGTATCAATATCAGCCCATACACCACCATTTGCTCCAACTAATCTGATAGCTCTAGCATCTACCATAAACTCTTGGCATAATCTGATGATGTGGTTAAATATGTTAGCAGCAGATTTTTCTACTGATTGCTGTTTATCTTTAGCTCTTAAAGTTGCTACACCATCTACCACAGCAGCAGCGTAAGCACTCATTCTATCTGCACCTACACCACCAGCTTGGAAGTCATTGATACCAAGTACTTGTCGCATAGCATCTTCAAACTTACCTTGTGCATTATACAAATCAGCAGGTAGTGGCGCTCTTGGCAGTACGCTTATAGCATCTCTTGGGTTCAAACCATTTAGCGGCTCCATCTCAACTACTACATCTGGCTCATCACTTTCTAATCTATCTCTACTTTCTGAATCAAACAATCCACGTATGGTAATATACTTGTTACCTGACCTACGCATATTGTCAACTTGTTCAGTAAATGTTTCATTTAGTTTCTCTTGTAAAGATGCAATGTTTTCTAAATCACCAAATGACCAAACTTCATTACCACCATCTGAGAAGTTTCTCATATGTACATAAGGTGGATATCTATGTGAGTAAGGTATAGCACCTTCAAATAGAGGTTTTTCTGCACCTAACTGAGTTACAGTTAATGTTCTTGTTCTCATATCATAGAACTCATAGATAGTTGCTGTTTCATATATTCTTGCTTCAGCAGGTGAACCATCACCTCTTTCTGTAAATCTTTCTTGTATATCTACCATACCATCAGATATTAAATCATCTGTGTTAGATAAAGCAGGATTTGCTTTTATCTCATCCATAGGAAGTACAATACGTTGAGCTACCCATCTTGATTCTTCTAGCCTTCTTGCATTAGCAGGGAAGAAAATATCATAAGGTGATACATACTCAACAAAAGGTTCATCAGATTGTACAATACGATCAGTTAGAGCAACATACTCCATTAGTTTTTCTACAGGTACTACTGGTCTTTGTTCATCTATGGAAAGTCCAATTTCTGCTTTTAATACACCAGTCATATCAGCTTGTACATCTTCTGGGTTTCTTGTAACTTCCTCAGCTAAATGCTTCCAACCTATCTTACAAAAGCCATTACCTAACACAACCATATCCTGTGCCATATCTCTAAGCACAGATGTTGCATTACTTCTAATCCAGTAATAACCTGCTACTGCCTCTGCAACCTTTGCAGTAACCTCTGCTGCTTCTCCACCTGAATAAGGTACAGCAATTGGTTTAGGGTCTCTTGCTACCACAGTTGCTAAAATCATATTTAAGTGTGGCAAAACCATATTGATAGTTTCTAAATCTGCTGGGTGTAGTCTTTCAAAGATTGTACCAGTTACTGTACCTTCACCCAATGGCATAGATTTACCAGTACGATACAACTGTTCCAAAGATCTAAACCAACTATGTCTCCACTTGTAGCGTGCTTTCGCATCCTCAATGAGGTCCATAACCTCTTGATGTGTGTAAGGTCTAATCTTAGTAGCCACGTGTTCTCCTATTCCTTCGGCTCAACCTACGGTGTTGCGCCCAAAACCTGCGGTTAGCTCTATCTTCCAAGCGTTGTATCTCTTGTACTTCTTGATACAAAGGCGCAAGGTCAAGACGAAACTCACCTGTTCCTGCAGTCTCACCTATCGTTCTTGTGCCGACAGGATTAACCTCTTCCAATAAAACATATAAACCAATAGCCAGTGACATAACCAAGTCATCGTGGCAGCCAACATCAGCAGCTGTAGTTCCATTCTCTCGTCTAACATAAGTACCAAGCTCATCTCTCAACCTTTCGTACACATTTAGTATCTTACACTGACCTCGATCATCAGGCGATATATACTCAGCCAATCTATTTATCACAAGTGGTTTAGTTGCTTTTGTTGTAGGAAAACCAAAGACAGGTGCTCGTCTTCTCTTAGCGCTTGCAGGTGGTAAGTATCTATACAAGTTCGGATAGTTAAACTGGTTTCTTAACTTATCAATAATAGATACTCCAATACCACCAGCATTTTCAATTACCAACAAAGCAGCAACTTGGCTTCTACCTGAAAAAAATCTACCTAACGCATCTAACTCAATTGCCCAATCACCAGGCTCAATAGTATTACTACGATAATAACCAACAATCTCAGGTGTACCATCTTCGTGTAAAGTAAGTATATGAGCTGCTGAGTAGTCACCACCAACACCAAGTGATGGGTCAGCAGCAATAACAAACTGATTATCCCAATCAATCTCGTGTGCAGGGTAAGCCAAAGCTAACGGTGATTGAAAACCCTCACCGGGTATGTCTTCCACAAAATCTAAACCAGCAGGACCATCTTCAACAAAGCCACGAACTTGAAACTCTTGACAATCCTCCTCAGGCGGTAGCCAAGCAAATCTTGGTCTGCCTGATTCTCTAAACGCTTCCTCATCAGTTGATGGATACTCAGCATAGAACAACCAAGGCTCAGCAACGAACTCTCTCTTTTTCAACTCATACTGTTCAGCAGTAATCAAACGAGAAGACATCCAAGGCTCAAAGATAGAGAAGAACTCATTCTGTCCTCGCTTACCCTCACGATAAATCTTAGCAAACATATTCGTACCACCACGAGCAGTAGAGATAATAATTAAACTACCACCAGCATCTGTAGTAGGCTTGATAGTACGATAGGTATTTGCAGGATCATCCATAAGCGCAAACTCATCAAGTATAACTAACGATGCAGTTTCACCAGCACCAGCAGTTTTCGTACCAGCAAAACTTTTCAACCTATTCGTACCACCATCATAGAACTTAAAGATCAATTGCTTAGCAGCATCACCATCAAGCTCTGGTCCTCTTGCCTTTAACCACTCAGGCAAAAACGAGTACATAAACCTTGCCATACCCAAGTTCTTATCTGCGCTATCTTGGCTCTTTGAGATAAGCAAGATATTTGCTCTTGGTTTGAATAGACACTGCCATAACGCATAAGCCATAGCAAGTGTAGTAAAACCTAACTGTCTAGCTTTTAATATAACCACAAATCGCTGACTAAGGTAAGCGTCCAATGACCTCTCTTGATAATCCCATAACCCAAATGGCTCACGACCCCTAGCATCCCTTTCAGACTCAATCCAGACGTATGTCCTAATAAAATACTCAGGATCACTTGCACATCTTCGCCACTCTAACTCATAATACAATCGTTCAAGTTCAGCAGCAATTGGTGTAGTTATTGTCATAGTATAATTTCCCATCTAATTCTTTTTACATTAGCTGTAATCTTAGTAGGTTTTTTTCTAACTCTCTTTACACTACTGTCTGCCCAATCTCCACGAGGTTCTAGTATTGCAACTTCTTTCATACCTATAGCACGTAAAGAAGAACCAGACTCACTATGTTGTGTGTAGGTAATCATTTTAGTGTAACCCATAGCTTTACAGGCTCTCTTAGCAGCTCCATATAACATACTATTAGCATTTGGTTTATTATCTAAAACGCAAGACCTAATAACCTCAGCAGTAAAACCATTATCTAAAGCTCTAGCAATTGGTCTACCTACGCATATTACACCAATAAGATTACTATCTTCTAGTAAAGATATACCAAACTTCCAACCTGTAGGAGCTACATTATGTCTATGATATGAGTCAATAAACTTCTTTGCTTCAGCTATAGATATTGGCGCTAGTGTATATGTCATTACTTCTCAGTACCTTCATTGTCAACGAAACAACCACATCCTCCCCAGTCATCTTCATCATCAAGTTTATTTTCTTCTTCTACAAGTCTTTCTCTAAACTGCTTCATTGTCATTGGTTTGGTTGTCTTGTTTCTTCTGTCTTTCATTATAGATACATCTTTCCCAATTATTTTTCTTAACTCTTCTTCCTTAGCTTCGTGTGCAGCATATCTATCAGGGAACAACTCAAGCAACTTCTTAAACTGTGCGTGTCCTGAACGTACACAGAAACCACCACAGTTATTATGAGCAAAACCCATACCGTACAATCTTGGTGGCTTTATCCCTTCCTTGCTCATCCACTCCAATATCTCAGACTTATCTAGATATGGCTTTTCACACAATGGTGCTTTTGCTGTGTAAGGCAGATAGTTATTTACAATTGCTGGTAGTCTATGCGTTTCAGTCCAATCAATACCAACATAAACTACACACTCATCTGGTTTAGCATTCTCTTCTAACCATTTTCTACTTGGTCGCTGTTTTAGATACCTTGAGCAGTTAGCGATTCTGTTGTTGCCAATAAACTTATCATCCTTAAATACTTGCCA